GCTCTGGCCGGCGTGAACTGGCCCTACGCAATGGTATGGAAAGCCAGCGGACAAGGCACGGCGGAGCGCCACGAGATCGCGAAAGCTCAACGCGCAATCGAGGACCGGCAATCGCTCCTCATGCGTCCCGCTCTCGCGATTGTTTCATGGGCGGTTGCCAAAGCTCAAAAGCTCGGAGTCCTGCCGCAGTCGCCGGAATGGTATAAGTGGGGCTTCACGATGCCACGCAAGCTGACCATCGACGATGGCCGGATGTCGAAAGAGCAGATCGAGGGATGGCGGGCCGGATATGTCAACCATGAGGACATCCTCGGGGACTACGGCAAGACCCTTGAAGAGCATTACGACGCCCGCGCTCGCGAAATCTACCTGCGCAAGAAGGCGGCGGAAAAATGGAGCATCGACGGCGTCGAAATCGAGGACCGCGAGATGTCCATGCTTACACCTAACGAACAAAGCGCGGATCAAATGGAAGCATCCGGCAAAAAACCAACCACTGAAGACGATGGAAATTCTGACGATTGAAAACAAGGCGGGCAAGGTCCGCTTGAACGAGTCCGTGAATCCCGACTCAATGACCCGGTTAATCGACGAAATCGGACTGGTATTTGGCGCGAAGGCAGCGGCAAACGGCGCGGATTTCGGCGAGATCACCAACTGCATCGAAAATGCCGCCGATACGCTTGATCTGGAGATTCACAGTCCCGGCGGAAGCGTGCTGGATGGATATAAGCTCTACCATGCTCTTCTTGAGCTTCGCGGGCGCGGGGTTTTCGTCACCGCTACGATCAACAGCCTGGCCGCAAGCATGGCATCCGTCATCGCGATGGGCGCGGACAAGATCCGCATGGTTAGGGGCGGGCGCATGATGATCCACGAAGCCAGCAACGTCGTCGCCGGTAACGCCGAAGACATGGCTCGGGCTGCAAAGCTACTCGACGAGATCAGCGGCGAGATTGCCGACATCTACGCAAGCAAGACCGGCGGAGACTCTGAAGAAATCCGCGACATGATGAAGAAGGAGACTTGGATGGGAGCCGATGAGGCGAAGTCCAAGAACTTCATCGACGAAATCATCGACGGCAAATTTGACACGGCAAAGAAGGGCAAGAGCATGAATATTCTCGACCGTCTCACTTCTCCCGCCAGCGCCGAAGCATTGGCGGAAATCGACACCTTGAAAGCCGAGGTTTCCAACCGCGAAAGCGAAGTTGCCGAACTCTCCAACAAGGTCACCCTTGCCGAGGCCGCATTGCAAGAAGCCGCTACCGCCACTGCCGAACTTCGCAACAGCCTAGCGACCGTAAACGCCCGCGTCACCGAGCTTGAGGCTATCGCCGCCCGCGTTCCTGATCTGGAAGCCGCTGCGCAAATCACTGCTGAAAAGATCGGCAACGAAGCTGCGCAACTTACCGCTTCGATTGGTCTTCCTGACCCGCTTACGGACACTGGAAATTCCAGCACTGCCGAAACGAGCAAGACCCCGAATCTCGACATCTTCAATTCCCTTTCGGGTGCCGAGCGGTCCGCATTTTACGCGGCTAATCAAAAAGTGATCCGAAAGGAAATGACTCTCTAACAAATCAAAAACTGACCTAATCTCATGGCTACTCTCTCATTCAACGACACCATCTTCGCGCAGGAAGCACTCAAGGCTTTCACCGCCAAGCTTGCCCCGCTCCGCGCTTTCTCCCGCAACCTCAACAGCGAAACCGGAAAAGTCGGCGACACCATCATCGTGCCGTTCATCTCGGCTGCGACTGCCACCACGTTCAACGCCAGCACCGCCAATTACCAGACGGCAGGCGGCGCCGTGACGCACAACACCCTTTCGCTTAACCAGCACAACATCGTCAACTTCGACATCTCGGATTTGCAGACCGCCAACAGCTCTGCCGCCCGCTTTGACGAACTTGCCGCTCAGGCTGGTCGCGCTCTCGGTGACAAGGTGCTTCAGAACATCTGGAAGCTGATCACTACCACCAATTTCGGAGCCGCCACGATCACCACGCTTGAAGCGAACTACACGCTCGCCTCGTTGATCTCCATGCGCACGGTCCTTGCCGGTCGCAACGTGGATGTTGACCCCGGCGTTTGCTCGTTCATCCACAACACCGTTGTCGGCGGAACGATGCTTGGAACCGCGAACGTGCTAAACGCATATCAGATCGGCGACAGCAACGCGGCCCGCCAAGGCACGCTCGGACGCTTGATCGGTTTCGACACCTACGAAACCAACATCCTGCCGACCGCTGCGACCTCGCTGGTTGCCTTCGCCGCTCACTCCGACGCAATCAGCGTTGCGATGCGCTATCTCGCCCCCCTTGCCGCTGGTGAATACCTGGCTACCGAGATGGCCGTCGATCCTTCCGGCATCGTGATGGGTTATCGCCGGTCATACGATCAGGCCACCGGGATCATGTATGGCGCGTTCGAATGCCTCTACGGAACCGCAACCGGCTTGACCTTGGGTCTTGTCCACGGGACCAAGCCGTAAGTTTTCTTGGGTTGCTAGTGTTGTCATCGTGAACCCCGGCTGCTAACGCGGTCGGGGTTTTCGCTTGAAAAATGGAGGCGCATCAGCAAGTCTCGCGCCGAACATGAGAAACAAGATTAGCCTTTGCGTTATCGCGGGCAACGTGGAGCAGCACATTGGGCGCTTTCTTAACCATTTCCAAGGAGTCGCGGATGAGATCGTAGTGGTCCGCGCAATCGGGAATCAGCATCCGGATGGAACGCTTGAAATTGCAAAGTCTCGCGGGTGTAAAACGGGAGAATATTTTAATGGCGTTACCTGCGGTGATGGACGAGTAAAGCTTTGCCGGAAGAAAAGGACTGAAGAATGGCCCCACGTTGACGACTTTGCCGCCGCCCGAAATACGGCTTGCGACATGGCAACCGGCAACTGGCTGATGTGGGCGGATACGGACGACATCATCACGCCGGAATCCGTAGCGCAAATCCGCCGACTTGTTGACGACTTGGAAGGAAGCGACATCGACGGCGTGTTGATGCGCTATGTCATCCCTGAAGACGGCGTGATTAACTGGCGGGAAAGACTTTGGAGGAAAGGGAAAGCGCGATGGACGCACCCAATTCACGAGTGCCTGGAGTTCGCTCCCGAATCCAAGCAAATCAAATTCGACGGCGCGGAGATTGTCCACGCAAGCGACAAGCGAAGCGCGAGCCGTGACGAACGGAACCTGCGAATCCTCGAAAGCATTTCCGAGGACAAGCGGACCATTTCGCAACGGTTCCACGTTTTCCAATCGCTGATCGCGCTCGACCGCAACGACGAAGCCATCCCGAAGGCGATTGAGTTTATCGGACTTGAAGGCGTCGGCAAGAACGAGCGATACGAAGCGTTTTTCCAGCTTGCGAGACTTGCGGACAATTCCGAAATGAAGAAGTCGATGCTTCTTCAGGCTCTCGCGGTTGATCCAACCAGGCGCGAGGCATACGGCGAACTGGCGCTCGCAAACATCCCTGACGCCCCGGAATCCTCGCTTGGATGGACTGACGCGATGATGGCGCTCAGCGTCCCGCAGGATGCGCCTTGGAACCTTCGCCGCGCTTACTACGGCCAACTTGGCATCGGACTCCGTGGGATGGCGCTACGGGCCAACGACAGGCGGGAGGAAGCGGACGCGTTGGAGACAAACCATTTCGTGAAAAACGGCGCGAAGATCAGCTTGATTCACGCGACGCGAGGCCGCCCCGCAATGGCGTGGAGAACGCGGATGGAGTGGTTGAGATCGGCGGCGAATCCAGACGCAATCGAGCATATCTTCGCAATCGACGCGACCGACCCGTCATCGTTCTTGCTCGCAAATACCCGGAGCGTGATCGTTCGCGGAAATGGCGGGCCGGTCGATGCGTGGAACGTCGCCGCGTCTAAATCCAGCGGTCAAATTCTCGTCCAGCTCTCGGACGATTGGTTGCCGTTCCAAGGATGGGATGCCGCGATCATTGACTCGATTGGCGACACCTCTAAACCCGCCGTGCTGGCAGTCTCAGACGGACACCGGAAGGACGACTTGCTTTGCATGGCGATCCTAACGCGGGCGCGACTCAACCAGCAAAAGCATTTGTTCCACCCCGAGTTCTTCTCCATGTTTTCGGACAACTGGTTCAGCCACCAAGCTTTCGCGGATGGCGTGGTTATCGACGCCCGTGACCGGATCACGTTTGAGCATGTCCATCCGGCTTTTGGGAAGGCGGAAATGGACGACACTTACGCACGCAGCAACGCTCCGTTTTATTACCGATCCGGCGAAGGCATCATGCGCAGGCTCAACGAAGGCATCAAAGTATCAACGGACGTTGACGGTTGGTGCGACTACCGGGACTTTTACTCTTACGTCGCGCAAACGATCCCTGAAGGCGCGGAGATCGTCGAAATCGGAAGCTGGCAAGGGCAGTCAATCGTCCACCTCTGCCAGCGGCTGCAAGACCTCGGCAAAGCGGCAACCGTGAATTGTGTTGATACATGGAAGGGTGAGCAGAATCAGCCTAGCCATTTGCAGGTCGTCGATGAACACGGCGGAAGCATCCTCGGCAAGTTCACCGAAAACATCGAAGCCGCAAAAGTGGCCGGCATGATCAAGGTTACGGTTGGCGACAGCGCGGAATCCGCATCGCAGTTTAAAGACGGCAGCATGGATTTCATCTTCATTGACGCGGCACACGATTACGATTCAGTCGTAAAGGATTTGGCGGCATGGTGGCCAAAGCTCAAGGAAGGCGGAATCTTTGCCGGCCACGATTACCCGTGGCACGAAGTTGAAAAAGCAGTCAATGAACACGCGTTGGCAAACGGTTACGAAGTGACACCGGTTGGCCGATGCTGGATCAAAAAGCTATGAGCAACCAAGCTGGAAAAGGAGACGACTTGCGCCCCGTTAACGGCGACAAGTTCCGCAGCAACTACGACCGAATCTTCAAGAAACATGAATCCAACCCTATCAATTTTAACGCCCGCAATTTGGAACCGGGACAGCGCGAAATTCTTAGCCGCCGCCATTTCCGAGCAGATTGGAAACAGCCCAGTTGAGCATCTTGTGCTTTTCGACAACCGCGCCCGCAGTATTGGAGCAAAGCGGCAGGCGCTGGTGAACATCGCACGCGGGAAATACATCGCGTTCTGCGACGACGACGACGACGTTTCACCAGACTACGTTGCGCGATTGCTGGAGGCAGCGGAAACTAACGCGGACGTAATCACGTTTCGCCAGCGGGCAATCTACAACGGGCTGGAATCGGAAGTGCATTTCGGCATCAACAACCAGGACGGGCCGTTCATCCCCGGAGGCATCACGCTCCGCGCCCCGTGGCACGTTTGCGCGTGGAAGCGGGAGGTTGTGGCGGGGTGCTTGTTCCTTGAGGGTAATTACGGTGAAGACGTTATTTGGTGCCATCAGGCCCGCAAGCGCATCAGGACCGGCCACCACATCGACGCGGTCTTGCACACATACCGGCACGATGCCGCGACTACAGCCGCCCCTGAGTCCGTTTGACGCCGCGCCTATGGTGTGAGCATCATTGACGACTTCCTGAACGGTTCTGCCGACGAGGTTGATTCCATGTTTGGGACGAAGACCATGGTTTGCAACGGGCAAACCTTCGCGGTCGTATGGGACGACTACAGCAGCGACTCAGACGGTGGCCTAGGCGGGCTGGAGCCGGAAGTGCAGGCGATGGCCACCGCGCAACCTGGCGACGTTACCAATCCCGCTGCGCTGAAGGGCAAGCGATTCACGGTTG